GGCGTACACCAGAGCATCCATCAAGCGCTTTGGCGGAGTACCTCTGTCGGCAGCGGCTGAGGTTACTAGTGACACAGTCGGCCTTGTGGCAGGGTCTTTACAAGAAGCCAGCTTCACGCCAACCAACCCGTTCATGCGGGACGGTAAAGGTAAGGCTATCCTTAGCGGCAGCCTAACCATCGGTAAGTACCTTGTGTCTATTGCCAGCTCAGGCGGCTTGGCGTGGGATGTTACGGCCACCGGCTTAAGCAAGTCGAGCGGCAGCTTTAACGGGCGTGTGCTTGGCGACCCCGGCAACCTAGTAGGCGTTGAGCCTATTGTCACGGTACAGGTGCCCATTACGGTGGGCTTAGAGACTCGCGCCTTCGACATGAAGGTATCCGCCCGTAAGTGGCTCCCGCTACTGGTTACCGCTATCGAGTGGGGCGGGCAATTTTTTAACAGAGTTCAACGCTTCTAGGAGGTTCTATGGCAGGTACACCTGACCCAATTAGTCAAATGCTGGACATGGGCAAGAACATTGTCGGCTCTATCAGCTCGGGTGTTCTTGCTGAGGCCAACGCTAATGCTCAGTACACGCTCAATCAGGCCAACGCATACGCGTCCAACTTGATTCGATCTAGCAACAACACGGTTGCAGCAGCGCGAAGTAGCCTTGCTCGCTACACCCAGTCGGTAAACAATAACCGCACACTGGACAACGTGGGCAAGGCGTTTACAACCAACAACGTCAACTACCGCCGCCAGCGGGATGCCGCTAGCAACGCGAGCCTGGAAGACCAGATTGCACTAGCCGAGCAGGCTGGGCGGCAGGCCGCTGCTAGTGCCTTTAGCGGACTCACTGGGGGCGTGTCGGACATTATCCGTAACACTACAGCCCTGCGGGCTAGCCGTATTCAGCAGCGCAAAGAGCAGGCTACGGCCCAGATGGACAGCGACCAAGCTGCACGGACGGGGGCACTGTTGCAGGCTGGCTGGGACAACCTTGACCAGACAGACATTGTTACCAACATTGACTACGGCAATGACGTTGTAGCCGACACACGCTACACAGGCGGCTTGTTCAGCGAGATTGTGGGCGGTGTTCTAGGAACAGACCAGAAGACTCTAGCTAACGTGTCCCAGTGGGGGCAAAAGAAGTACACCGATTGGTTTGCCAGTGACCTCCCGATTAGCGGAGCAGGCAGTGCAGGTAAACGGGCAACTAACGACTACAACTACTAACTATGGCTAAAGACAATACGCTAGGCGCACCCACCGAGGGCCTAGGGCAGACGGTTACGTTTGCTGCACAAGGTGGTAGCGGTACCCCGCAGCTTACCCTGCCAGAGCGCGGGGCGGTACGCATCGGTACGGGCGGCGGTAACGTAACCTCTACCGGCCAAGCTCGGCAGGTACAAGAGGCTCGCCCAGACCCAACTATGGCAGCGCTCATGAAGATGGGTGGTGCCATATTGCAACCTGCCATCAAGCGTGAGCAGGATGCCCAATTCATGCAGGGTATGCAACGGGCTGCGCAAGAAGAAGCAATTACCGAGATTGTGAACGAGCAGCCTTGGTACTCTAAGCTGTTCGGTAGCACCAGTCTGGTAGATGGCGCCCGTGTATGGAAGGCTAACGCGCTAGTAACCGACTTAGCAGCCAACCTAGAAGGGAATGCCGAGGAGATTGCTAAGATGCCGGGGGACGCGTTTTCCCGCCACCTTAACAACATGCTGTCCGATAACCTCTCGGGTGACGGGCCGACAGACATGGCAGTGCGTCAGCAGTTCATGAACCAGATGCCCGACATTATGCGCAAGCAGGCTAAAAACCACGGGCTATGGCAGAAGCAGGATGCTATCGAGTCTAACCGCAAAAGCGTAGCTGCTAATCTAAACCGGCTTGTGCTGGCTGACGCTAGCGCCCGTAACCCTAAGAAAGCCAACGCTGACGGCAGCATCCCCGGAAGCGACACCGACGGTGGCGACTTGCTGACGGTAGGTATCGAGGCCATTAAGGCGATGGATACGCCTGTAGGCATGGATGCTGCTGTACACAAGCAGATGCTGTCAGCAGAAGTAATTAAGTCCATTAATGGCGGTAGCTTTGCCGTGTTTAATATGCTGGAAGATGGGCAAATGCTAGACAGGTTTGAGCCTGCACAAGTTAGCGCGATGCGTGGTGCAGTAACTGCGCTTCGCACAGCTAAACGGGCAGACCTACCACTCGAATTTGCTAAGATACTCCACAAGGCCCGCGAGTCAGCACGTATCCCCGGGCAGACGCAGGCTGGTATCGACAAAGAGCTACTAGCCCTAAACACAGAATACAAGCGGATTACGGGTGACCCAGTAGACTACGCCAAGGCCGAGGCAGCCAGTAGCTTATACGATTTGCTTGAGCGGCAAAAAGAGCAAGACCTTCGGGAAGCTGAACGAAGGCGTAATGCAGCCCGCGCCAGCGGTAATAGCGGAACAGAGGACAAGAACCACGTCCTACAACTGGTCGAGAATCTGACTATCGGGGTTCCGGTTAACTACGCTAAGGCTACCGACAAGCGCGATGCGTGGGCGTGGTTAGAGACTACTGACCCATCACGCGCCTTCGCTACTCGGGTTATGCGGTACGAAACAGACATGGATGAAAACTTCCGTGACAAGTTGCGCAACGAGATTAACATGGCGGTGTCGAGTGGCAGTGCCGACACGTTCCACGCAACCTACATGGCCCGCTACCTACCTCTGGTAGAGGCTGCCGGTGGCATGGGCGAGGCAGCGGCGCTAGCATACGCTGGGAAGGGAGGTGATGTCATGAGCGCATATCATCGCGCCTACAGTAGTTCAGCTACTAAAGGGCGCGCCACCATTGACTCGTCCTTTGCACTGGCTACATCACCAGCCGCTAAGCCGCTAACCCCAGCCGAGAAGCTGATCGAGACTGAACTTAAGTCTCGCATCCCAGACTTTCTACGTAGCGCAGATAACGTGGTGCGTGACCCGGCTGCGTACAGTAGGCTGCTTGCTCCACATGTTTCCTACTCTACCGATATGGGGGAATCCATTAAAGCAGCCAAGGCTAATGCCAAAGAGCATGGTGTTACACTGCTCGACGGCTACGCTTGGAAGCGTGACCCACGGCAGGCAGACTTGCGTACATTCTTCCAGAAAAACAAGTTAGTAGCGAGTAACGAACACCACGATGCGATGGCGTTTGGGCTGGATACTGTTAAGCGGGAATCGGGTATGGACAATGTGATAAACGTAATCCAGATTGCAGATGCTGCTGATGCTACCCCGCAACTACAGGTTATTGGAACTACCCCAAGTGGTGACACAACATTCTACACAATCACAGGTAAGCGACTAGAGCAACTGTGGGACACGCGTAAGAGTGTTAAGAAGGCTCGTGGCGACACAGCCAAAGACAGCATGAAATCGGCGTTGCCGGGATTAAATCTAAGGAACTAATATGACAGACCCAGTTACAGTGACCACTCAAGACATTAAGGCTAACACAGCGCTTGTCAACTCGCTGATTATTCGCCCAACTAAGGCAGCGGCTAACCGCGCCAACATTGAACGTGACACTGCTAACTGGGCTCAGCGTGTTCGTGCAGAGAATCAACCCTCTGTACTTATTAGCGCTGCTGCTGCATTAGCCGGTAACACCGATCAGCAGTTTTTGAAGCCAGTAAAAGAGTACCTGTTTGGTGAGAAGTATGCGCGTGAGGAAGGCTACGTGCCCGACTTGTCGTTGCTGCCGCCCAGCGCAGACCGCAACCTAATCGACGACTACAAGCAAGCACGGAGTACGCTGGAGGCCAAAAGCATCCTAGCCGACCACGAAGAAGAAGTCATGCGCCAGCAGACCGTAATGGCAAACGGAACGGGTACTGGCATTGCCCTGAGCTTCCTAGCTGAGATTCCAACGCTGTCCAACCTGCTGCCCTCCGTGGCGGCTGCAAAGGTCGCAAAGCTGGCTGGGTATGCTAACTCCCTGACCATGCTCCAAGAGGGCCGTAAGGGCGCTATGGTAGGCGCTGCTATCGCTGAGAACGTGGCGAGCGGTACCGTGGTAGAAGCCCTGCGTCAGAGCGTGACAGGCGACTACAGCCTGCAGGACATGGGCTTGGCTATGGCTGCTGACGTTACGTTCGGCCTAGGTACAAGCGCCCTCACTATGCGTAGCGGTGAACGTACCTTGATGGCCCGTGCCCAAGACGCAGAGCTTGACAAGTACACAGGCTTCCTGCAAGAAGCTGAGCACAAGCTGGGGCCATCTGCTACGGCAGAAGACCTCCGCAAGTACGCCGACGAGAAGTACACTAAGGAAGTAGAAGACATTGTGCGTGCAGCAGATACGCACGAACTGCCTAAAGAACGGCGCTTGCTTGATGTTGCTGAGGAACACAAACCTTTGGAAGACCCCCAAGCGTTGCGCATCCCAGAGGATGATGCTAGCAAGTTTGCTAGCCCAACTAACGCTACCCGTGTAGGCCGTGATATGACTAGCGATAGCCGCTTTAACGAAATGGCTGACCTAGGTATCTTCAAAAAGACTGATGACTTTGCAGAGCGCAAGGCGCAGCTTGACGGCCTTAACACCGCACCCGGCACACACCTTATTCCAGAGGTGACTGACCCGGTGTTCAAACGCTACGCTAATGTGATAGAGAGCTTGCGCAAGCAGTTGCTCCCAGAGGTGGCTATCCACCTGACTGACGGACGTACTGGTCTTGGCGACGCCAGCGGGCTGCACGGTATCATAAAACCCGGTATGAGCATGATTGCTATTAAGCCGGGTGCTGGTGTTCGGGCAGTTGCGCATGAGTTTGTTCACGCTGTGTTTGCTCACCGCTTGGCTTCTGCTAGTCCCGAGAACCGCAAGGCAATGGTGGAGGCTTGGCAAAAGTGGCAGAAGACCATTAGTACGCAAGGGGAGTCTCAGACTTCCATGCTGGCGCGTAGCCCTGTAGCGGCCGAGGCTGACAAGGCTGGTAAGGCAGCTTACCACCCAGCCCTCACGGGCGAGTGGGGCAAGAGCTTAGCCGAGGTATTCCAAGGTTCCTTTGAGACTAAGGGCGAACTGCACAAGTTCCTTGACTACTTCGCTAACTTCGACGAGTTCAGCGCGGAGCAGGGCGTGAAGTACATGGAGGCTATTGTAGCCAAGGCGATTAAGAGCGACCTTAAGCTACCAACACAGTTGTTAGAGTTCTTTAAGTACATCTTAAGCGCTGCCCTTGATGTATTCAAAGCAGCTAAGAAAGAGGGACTTCTTGCCCCAGCTACGCCGTTTAAGCAATTCTTTGATGACGTGTTGGCGGGTAACAAGGCAAGCAAGTTGCCGCCACTGCAAGTAGAACCTAGCGAACTACATGCAATGGCTGTGCCCACAAAGGCCCAGACCCAGAGCGTTGCAGCTATTCAGACTGACCCAGACGTAGTTAAGTTCGGCATGTCAACGTTGCCGGTAGCTACCGACGCTGATCGTGCTACCGTTAAGCAGCTTACAGAGTTGCACCGCAGAGCAGAAGAGTGGGCCGTTAAGAACCCAATGGACGCTGAGTACACACGCCGGGTACAGAATCTGGCTGACAACAACGTGTTCAACGTGGCATCCGCCGGGCTTATCATGCTCAAGTCAGACAGCCCGCTGGTGCGTATGATTGCTTCCGAGTTGCTTGAAGATGCGAGTGGTGTACAACGCAGTCGTAAGTCTACTGCCGCCATTGCTAAGCACATTACCCAGAGTTCCATTATGGGTAACGCCATCAATGACTATCAAGGCGCATACGCCATGTGGCAGAAAACCCAACCGGGTGCAGGCCACTGGGATGATATGATCGGTGGCGAGAAGCGTGCCGAGTTCGACAAGCTAGTGGCTAGCGAGATTGAGGCCCGCAGCATTTCCAAGCAGCCCGTAACTACTGACGCTAACGTGAAAGCAGCGGCTGATGTGATGGAGGCTGGCTATACTCGTGGTGCTAACCAACAACGCAAGGCTAAGACCCTTGGCTGGGCGTCGCTTCCCGAGTCCTCGGTTGGTTACATGCCCCACAAGATGAGCCCAACTGGTGTTATGAACCTGTCTAACGAACAGCAGCAAATACTGCACTCCGCTTTGACAGATCAGTTCATCACCATTGAGGGCTGGGACGCCAGCTTTTCAGACGAGCTTGCCTCTAAGTACATGAAACGCGTGCGGGATCGCGCAGCGGGTGACTACGGTAGCGTTATGGGCGGCAACACTACGGGCGCAGCAGACATTGTGCAAGATGCCCTGATTGCTATGAACCTGTCGGCCAAGGAGATTAAAGCCCACATGGAGCGCTATACCAAAGGTGCCGCTAACTTCACCAAGGGGCGCATTAAGCTTGACCTCAACCGGGTCTATGACACAGAGGCAGGCCCATTCCGTCTGCTAGACATCTTCGAGACTAACCAGATTGAGTTGCTGCGGGCACAGGCTGGGCGGGTTAGTGGGGAGGTAGCCTTGGCTAAGTATGGTGTATACGGTAAGCCGGGCCTGCAGTTGCTCCGTGATGGTATGCGCTACGGGCAAGACGGTAAGAAGGCCAGCCTGCGTGACCTTGATAGCTTTGACCAGATCGCGGCTGAGTTCATGAACGAGCCATTTGTAAACCACGGCGGTCGGTCTATGGATCGTGCAATGGCTGCTAACACGCTAGTGCGCATGGGTGGTATTCTGTTTAACCAGTTGGCCGAGACATTAAACGGCGTGTTCCACGTAGGCGCACTGCGTACTGCAGAGAGCGTTGCTTCCATCCCCCGCTTGCGTAGGGAGATTAAGGCGCTGGTGCGCGGTGAGTCTGTGGACAATCCCATCATTGGCAGCATTGAACTTGTAGGCGGGGCTGAGTTTGGCACAGAGAACTATAAGTTCGTCATGCCCTTCGATTCCCCTAACCACGCCTACCCCACCTATGGCCGGGACACACTCACCTTGCTTGATCGCTTGCTCCGTGGTGGCAACCACCTGCAATCAAAGTTGTCCGGCTGGCGCACGATGCACAGCACGCAGCAGCGGGGCATGGCAGAGCAGATCGTCCACAAGATGATGCGATACGTGCGTGATGGTAACGAGGACACAGCCCTGCGTGACTTTGGTATTACGCCAGAGGTACAGGCGTTCCTGCGGGAGAACCTTGACAAGGTTGCTTCGTTTGACGGTAACCGCTTGGTACGCTTTGAGGCGGATAAGCTGCCCGATAGTGACCTGCGCGACCAAGTAATCCAGTCCGTGTGGCGGGGTACTTCCCAGATTATCCAAGGAACCTTTATTGGTGAGCGCGGTAAGTGGGCACACGATGGGTTCTTGAAGCTGCTAACCCAGTTCCGCTCGTTTAACCTTGTCTCGATGGAGAAGCAATGGGGGCGCCAGCGTAACCAGCGTGGAGGCTACGCTGCATTCGGTATGGCAATGGGTGCTATGAGCATGGCCTGGCCTATCTACGCTGCCCGCGTGTACGCTAACAGCATTGGCCGCCCTGACCAAGAAGAGTACATAGATAAGCAGCTTACGCCGCAGAATGTGGCACGGGCTACCCTGAACTACATTGCCCTGAGCGGGGTGGCTGGTGACTTTATTGACGCCCTTACAGCAGTTGCGCCAGATAGGGTTAAAGAGGCTACCGGCTTCAACCCAATGGGCAGCACAGGCAAAGAAGCAGACCTCGTTGGCAACTACGTGCTGCCTGCTGCTGGCTTGGCAAATGACGCATTCAAGTGGCTGCAAAGCCCAACAGACCTGCAGGACGCTGCCAAGATCATGCCGCTGTCACGACTCCCCTACCTTGTACCGTTGATGAACACGACCAAGGATTAACGCTAACTATACACCCCGCCTCGGCGGGATTTCTTTGGAGGCATATGCCAACACCTAAACTACAACTAACTAGCCGTACACAGTACGACACGGACGGTTCCACGACGGTGTGGAACTTTAACTTCTCTGGCGGGTACTTGCTACAAGACCACGTTAAGGCGTACTACGACAGTCCTCTAGGTGTCCGTACTGTGGTTACCGTAACACCTGCCATGCTTATTGGGACGTGGCAGTTGCAAATTACGCCAGCCATCCCAGCAGGTAACGTTCTGACCATCTACCGGGCTACCCCAAAAGACAGCCCCATGGTTGACTTTGTCGATCGTGGTAACATTAGCGAAGTCGCCCTTGACACGTTGGCAAGGCAGTCCATCTTCGTTGCGGCAGAGGCAAGTGACGACACCGTGACCGCTAACTCTGACGTGGCAGCCAACGCAGCGTCACAGGCGCAGGCTTCTCAGGCAGCGGCTGCGAGTAGCGCCACGTCGGCAGCCAGCCAAGCCACCCTTGCGGCGGCCTCGGCCACTACAGCCACTACCAAAGCTGTCGAAGCAGCAACCAGCGCGGCAGCCGCTGCGGATCTACTGGTAACCCCAACTGGTATAAAGTCCATTAACGGCGGTCCTCTTGCTGGTTTGCGCAACCTCATCATCAACGGTGGGTGTCAAGTTGCGCAACGTGCAGCCGTAGCCATTACAGCTAGCGACCAGTACGGAAAAGTGGACAGGCACACTGGCAGTATCAGCGGTGGCACGGGGGTCAGCGGCAACGTTGAGCAAAACCCTAACAACGCATTTGACAGTGGCTATGCGTTTTGGATGAGCAACCTGACCTACACCACAGGTACGTGGGTTTTTAGGCATCGCATTGAAGCGCTTAATGCACGCCGCTTGAGCGGTAAAACAGTCACCGTCAGTTTCAAAGTTGCACACGACTTTGGTTCTGCACGGACTGTTTCGGTATCCATTGCCAAGCCCACAGCCAGCGATAACTTTGGCGCTGTTACTGCTATTGGCTCTGTGTTTGTTACGTCGGCAATCCCCAGCAACATCTCAGGCGTAACTTTAGTGACCTGTCAATTTACGCTGGGGGCCACCGACGCAAACAACGGTTTGCTGCTGCAAATTAACGACGCCAGTCCAACCAGCGTGTCTGCAAAGAATGTACTGATTGGTGACGTGCAGCTCGAAGTCGGCTCAGTAGCAACAATATTTGAGCAACGTCCGTATGGACTGGAGCTGCTGCTGTGCCAGCGGTATTGCGAACTGCTGGGGGTAATTCGATTGGAAGGTTATGGCAGCGCCGGAAATGTTTTCACTGCTTGGAAGCCGTTTAAGGTGCAAAAACGCGCATCACCAACTTTGGCGGGGCAGGCAGTAGCTGCTGCGATAAATTGCGGAATTGGCACGTTGGCAGCCGATATTTATGAGGTTACTTACCCAGCCACTGTTACTACCACAGCAGCTTTCGTCGCAGCAGTTCTTGGCACCGTTGCGTCGGCAGAACTATAAATGTACAAACTCACACCCATTTCCATCGTGCGTTTAAGTGACAGTGCGTCAATCCCGCCAGACCCAGAAAACACCGACTACGCCGCTTATCTGGTGTGGCTAGCCGACGGTAACACGCCTGAGCCTGCCGACACTGTACCGGTAGCACTTACAGAACTGCTCAAGTTAGAGCAAGACAACCAGATTACCCCGCGCAGGTTGCGCGAGACGATTATGATTATGTCGGAGGCCTTTAAACAGGTTACAGGAGGGACCTTAGACCTTAGCCAGATTCCCGGCGTAGCCCAGGTCTACGCTGTGGAAGCCCGCGCTACTGAGCTTCGCACAGAGCTAGGCGCACATAACAACACCCTTGGTAGTATCTGATGCTGTCGATTCTCCTGCTAATCCTATACCCGCTAGCGATTCAGTATGAAGTGCGCAAGTGGCCGATTCGGTACCTATACTACACAGTGGGGATAATCGACATTATCGCTAACTATACAGAGCTTGCTTTGCTTACCGTAGACCTACCCCGCAAGGGTGAGTACACGTTTAGCCAGCGGCTCCGCAGGTTACAGTATGGTAATAGGTACAGCCGCCTATGGGCGCGTATCATTATCCCCTACCTGAATTTCTTTCAAGCTAACCACGTACCTACCTAATGTTCACACAGGACACACTTAACGAGGCCTACAAGGCCGCCCCGCCCGTAATGGTAGGTGGCCTCACCTTCGCAGGTGTGCCCCTGTCCGATTGGCTTATCGTGGCTACACTGATCTACACTGTGTTGCAGATCGTGTTCCTTATCCGCGATAAGTGGTACATTCCACGAAAGGTCAAGAATGGCCGCAAGTGATAAGACACTAGGCAACCTTCATGAGCTTGTAGCTACTGCATTCTCTGAGCAGGTTGCCGGTTACACTGAGCTAGACGACGAGGGCCGCGAGCGTAAGGTTCGCCCAAGCCCCGCGCTGCTTGGCGCAGCCGTGACGTTCCTCAAGAACAACAACATTACCGCTGACGTTGAAGGCAACACAGCACTGCGCGACTTGAACGACAAGCTTAAGGCCCGCCGCAACAAGGCTATCCCACAAGCCGCCCTCGACCAAGCTGCTGATGACTTCTCCCAGCGCTTCGGGGGTACTCTGCAATGAGGGCACGGGAGAGTGCCGAGCTAGCCGAGCTACGCTGGGAACAGCTTGAGGCTCTCCAAGCCCACTACAGTGAGTTCGTTCCATTCCTTGTGGATGTGATGGACGAGCTGGGCTTTAGCACTACCGACATCCAAAAGGACATCGGACGCTACATTGCCTACGGGCCACAGTACCTCATGGTGCAGGCTCAGCGTTCTCAGGCTAAGACAACTATCGCGGCAGCGTTTGCCGTGTGGTACCTGATGCATAGCCCCAAGGGGCGTGTATTAATTGTGTCTGCTGGTGGCGATCAAGCTACTGACATTGCGACACTGATCGTCCGTATCATCATGAATATGGATGTGCTTGAGTGCATGCGACCAGACAAGAGTGCGGGTGACCGTACCTCTGTTGAAGGCTTCGACATTCACCATAGCCTCAAGGGTATTGACAAATCAGCATCGGTTGACTGTATTGGTATTGATGCCAACTTGCAAGGCCGACGCGCTGACTTGCTTATCCCTGACGATATTGAGTCCAGCAAGAACTCAGCTACGCCCACACAACGAGCCAAGCTGCTGCACTTGACCAAGGACTTTACCTCGATTAACCAGAGTGGGCGCATCGTATGGCTGGGTACACCCCAGACGATGGAGTCCATCTACAACAGCTTGCCAGCACGGGGCGTGGTAACACGCATTTGGCCGGGCAGGTATCCTACACCAGAACAGATGGGGCACTATGGCACAAGCCTAGCCCCACTAATCGCATCCCGCTTGCTCGCTAACCCTACGTTAGCCAGTGGTGGGGGCTTGCTGGGCGATCAGGGACAACCTATCGACCCCGAGCTACTGGACGAGGAAACGCTACAGAAGAAAGAACGCGACCAAGGTACGGCGTACTTCCAGCTACAGCACATGCTGAACACTGCGCTCATGGACGCAATGAAGTTCCCGCTCAAGCCGGAACGCATTGTGGTACTGAGCAACACGGGTAAGACATTCCCGCTGGCAGTAGTTCGCGGCATGACCGCTGACAAGCTGAGAGACTACGCTGCGCATGAGTTTGCGTTCAAGCTGAGCATTCCCCACACCATTAGCGAAGAGGTGGCACAGCTACAAAGCGTAGTTGCGTACATCGACCCAGCAGGCGGCGGCGCTAATGCCGACGAGACAGCCTATGCAGTGGGCGGCTTCCTTAACGGAAACGTATACCTACTTGCAGTTGGCGGTATCCCCGGTGGGTACGAGGAAGCTAAGCTAGAACTACTAGCTCAGCGCCTCAAGCCCTTTGCGCCTAGCGTAGTGAAGATTGAAAAGAACATGGGCTTCGGTGCTTTCCGAGCTGTGTTTACGCCTATCCTGCGTAAGCACCTCCCCGGCGCGGGTATTGACGATGACCTCGTTACCGGCCAGAAAGAAGCACGGATTATCAACACCTTGGAACCAGTGATGGGCCGGGGCGCGTTGATCGTCACCGAAGCTGCTGTAACACACGACGTTGACACGTCGATGACGTATGCACCTAACTTACGTCTAACGTATAGCTTCTTCTACCAGCTAGCCAAGATCAGCATGACGCGCAATGCGCTCATTCATGACGATAGGCTAGATGCTGTAGAAGGATTGGTACGGCATTTCACCGAGGCGCTTGCCCTCGACCAAAACAAGCAAATCGCTGCCATGATGGCTAAGGCTCACGCCGAAGCTATGGCTGACCCACTCGGCTACGGCCGTTATAAAACCCCAGTCGCTAGAGGTTCTAGTATGCTCAAGCGACGTAGATAAGGATTACCATGCGTGTAAATGATCTCCCCTCTGCTGGCCTGCTGTCTAACGGCACCCGCATTCGTATTGAAGCGGCTAAGGCTATCAGTGCTGTACAGGTTAACGCCGGTATTGCTGCTAACGCTGGCAAGTCCAGCAACGCCAAGCCCCTCAAGGACTTCTTTGATTTTGCTTCGGCTCAGTTGACAGCTATGCTGGATGTGGTTGTGCCCGTGATTGTGGCCCGCTCCATCACCCCAAGCAACACCTCCCGCCTTACCCTCACCTATGGTGAGGGCTTGGACAAGACCCACGTACCGACACCCGCAGCCTTCGCCATTACTGGTCAGGTGCGTACAGTCACCAAGGTCACTGTTGACGGCCCGTTTGTACACCTTGACGTTAGCGCACCATTTACTGCTGGTGCTGTCAACGTGGCGTACACCCAGCCCGGTGCTGCAACTGATCGCTTGCAGGATATTTCCAACAACTTCGCAGCTAGCTTCACCGCAACCGCAGTGACTAACTCCATCGTGTAATGGCTGACATCTTCAACTTTGGCGGTTTCCTTAAGAAGGTAAACAAAGACCGCGAAGAGAAGGCCATGCCTGCTGAGACTCCAAAGCCTAGCGAAGAATCTCAGCCCACCATGAGCCAAGGCGATTTCTCGTATGGCCCCGAGGGCTATCGACGGAATAAGGACAAGAAGAAATGATTAAGCAACGTCTAGCGGCAGCAGTCTTATCGCTCAGTGCGCTAGGCGCTGCCGGTATCGTAGCCCATGAGGGCATGCGTAGGGTAGCCTACGTTGACCCTGTGGGCATTGTCACAGTATGTGCAGGGCACACAAAGACAGCAAAGCTCGGACAGGTTAAGACTGACGAAGAATGCGCGGAGTTGCTAAAACAAGACGCTAAGCATGCGGAAGCTGCTGTGCGTCGCCTAGTAAAGACTCCGGTGACTCAGCGCCAGTTCGATGCGCTCACTAGCTTTGTGTTTAATGTCGGTGAGACTAGCTTTGCTAAGTCCACCCTGCTCAAGAAGATCAATGCGTTTGACTGTTGGGGCGCTGGCAAAGAGTTTGCCCGCTGGACTTATGCCGGTGGGCAGCAGTTGCCCGGACTTGTTAAGCGTAGAAGTGATGAACGCAGGGAATGGGAGAGCGGCTGTGCCACAGGAAACTTTAAAGTTAGCTACTCGGCGCATGGTAACCACACACCTACGGGTGCATGGGTCCAAGCGCGTAGACCTAACCCCGGCTCTCCTGAGCTACTGGCACGGAAGGCTCAATACAGCCTTGTTCGACCGGGAGCTTAAGCGCGTACCGCTAACATGCGGCAAGAGTATAGACATGGGTGGCCCAGTGATGGGCTACTATGACTACGACACTGTTGACCCTGGCCTGCACATCGACTCTCGGTGTAAGACTAGGGCTGACATCATCAACACGCTTGCTCATGAAATGGTACACCAGCTTCAACATCAGCGGGGCCTACCCGTTAACCACGGTAAGTTCTTTAAGCGTCAAGCTAAGCGCCTCGCTAAGCACGGAGTAGTGATATGAGATACGTTACCTTAGTGTTAGCGGCCCTAGTGTTAGCCCTCGGTGGCACCACATACGGCCTGTGGCAGCGACAAGCCGCCCTAGCAGACCAGAACAAAACCCTCACAGCCGCCGTAGAACGGGCCGTGGAGCGCGAGAAACAGGACCGGAAGGTGCTGGTAGCCCGACAGGCTCAAATCGCCTCACAGGCCCGCAAATTGGCTCATGCCCAGCGGAGCCTTTCAGAGGCCCTACAGGCGAATAAATCTTGGAGTGATACCGATGTCCCACCTGATGTGCAAAATGCTCTTGGCGGCCCTTCTGGTGGCTCTGCCGGGGTGTTCAAGCACGATTAAATATGTCCGAGAGTTGCCGCCCGCTGACCTGCTGGCCGACTGTACGGAGACTGTAAGCGAGATTAAGACTAACGGACAGTTAGCATCTGCCTACCTAGCGGCCAAGGGTGACCTAGCCAAATGCAACATAGACAAGAGAAGCCTGCGAGAGTGGGCTAAACAATAATGGCAAGTTTGTTCAATAAGGAAGTCGGCCTTTACCGCTATAACAGCGCCGTAGTCGTGCCGATTAACACCAACACGTTTGACCTTGACTTCGGTGAAGTGCTCAACGACTCCGATGGCACAGCCCTATCGCTTCATGTGATTAGCATCGGCACTTCTGGTGTGATTACCGTTACCCAAAGTAACAACGAGACTGGCAACTTTGTAGCCATTAGCGGCGAAAACGTTAACTCGGGTGCTGTAGTTTTTACTATCAACGCCGCTGGTTTGTACGTTATCCCTATCGCTGCTCGGTTCATCCGAGTAACTATGACTACCGCAACCACTGCTGGTACGACTGACCTCCGTGTGTCTGTTGTTCCCGGTAGCAACTATCGCCAAGTGTTTGTGGCTAACTCACCCGGCATTGGCATCAACGCCGGTACCAACAACATTGGTCAAGTCGCAGCTCAAGCCCCTAACGTGGTGACCGACGTAGCCTCGGCAGCTATTACCACCTCTGCCACCACAGCGGCCATTACGCCCACTGCTGGCACTAGCTACAGCGTCAACATCCCCGTTACCGCTGTGTCTGGTACATTGCCAACACTGGATGTGGGTATTGAGGAAAGTGACGACTATGGCACTAACTGGGTGCGTGTATACGACTTCCCGCGAATTACCGCAGTAGGTAGCTACCGTAGCCCACCTATGCCTGCAACAGGTAACCGTGTTCGTTACGTGCAGACCGTTGGTGGTACTACACCGAGCCTCACCCGTGCGATCAACCGCGTACAGTTGCAGACAGATGAAGACCATTTCCGTCAAATCATTGACCGCACTCTTGTACCTAACACCCTTAACTCTGTTACTCCTACACTGGTAGCACAGAACGTAGGCAATCAGGTCAAGCTGTCCGTAGCAATGGGTGCCATTACGACTACTGCCCCGCAGATTCAGTTGGAAGGCTCTGACGATAACGGTGCCACATGGCAGGCAGTCGGTGCCCCCGTTACCGCTGTAGCAAGCTCTACTGTAACTGCCAACAACTCGGGTCAGGACTGGAGCCTTTACCGGGCGCGTGTCAGCACTGCTGGCGTTGGCGCTACCATGGGCTCTATCCTTATCCGGGCACACAGCTAACATGGACTACACTAAGTTTGCTAGCCGAAAGCTACTCCTTAGTGTGCTTGGCATGGGCCTCTCGGCCCTAGCTTTGTACGTTAAGCTGATCGACCAGAGCGCCTTTGTGCAACTACAGACGTTGTGCATTGGGTCTTACACTATTGCTAACGTATGGCAGCAGAGTAAGGCCTAAGAGCAAGCTCCTACACAGAATGCTAAATTTGATAGCCATTTGTGTGGGGGCACCTCCAACTCTCCCCGACCCCAGTTCCCCCCTAGGGGCCTCGCACTCGCGCACGTACGCGCGTACACGTGGGCGCTATGCGTAGGCGCTATGCACGCGCGTACACAGGCGCATAATGCGTGCGTATGCGTGCGCGTTACTGTGTAGGCTAGGCTTAAGGTGTACGTGTGGGCTATCTGTTTACTCTTATGGCTTATGGCTTATGGCTTCGCCCTGTATTACCGATAATGCTTTGGGATGTGCTACAATGCATGGCGAGATTAGGCTTAACGTGATACGGTACCTATATTACAGCTACAAACCAAAGGGCTAAGCTTATCGAACGTGCATCTATTGCTAGTAAGCCTTACTAGAAAGCCTCGCAGCTCCGCTGGCCGGGTACAAGGTAAGCTAGTAGACTAAACCTACAGACTAAAGCTATAGACTAGACGACTAGAGTAGGTAAGCAGAGTATGCTACAATGCAGCTATCTAGTAAGCCTTAGAGCTTCGCTCAAGTAGCGAGCCCTAAGAGGGCTAGAGTTAGTTACAAGGGTAGCTAGTTGACCATGAGGTTAGTAAGTATGGTATAATGCAGGTAACGCTAGGGGGCCTTAGAGCTTCGCTCAGAAATAGCACTATGCTGTAAAGCTCTCTAGTAGGGCTTTACAGGATAGTTAAGCTACGGTGTTTACAACACCTAGATAATTGTGATACAATGGAAGTATCCTAGAAAGCCTTGCGCAAGTATAGGTCAGTGAAAGCGGGAAAACCTACGGATAGGCGTATGCCTTGCAAGGAAAACGCTAGGGCTTTGCCTTAGTTAAACGGGCTAGTAGCGAAACTCGATTGTGTTACAATACAATCACTCGAAAGAGTTTGGCCCTAAGCACGGCCTAAGGTAAAACTGCTAGTTGTTATGTACTGAAAAGTGTGTTACAATGCAAACATGTGAAACAGCGTGCGGCGCATGTATCCCTAGGGAAGCCGGTAGTTTGACTCTAGCGAAGTCTTAATGTACAATTAGCTACTGTTACTCGCCCTTGGGCTTTGGTCAGGTATGACCTAAGGTAAAACATACGGTTGCAAGACTATCTAGACTGTGATACAATACAGTTAAGCGGATGTGAAAACATCTATTGTGTTTAATACCTTGGAGTATGTTATGCGTAAGACTATGAGGAAAGCGGTAAAGCTTGAGGCTTTAGTTCAGCGCTTGGCAGATATTAAGGTTTCGGGTACAATTGATGAAAGATCGTATGCACGGCGTAAGCTGTCAGACGGTTTATCGGGGCGGTATCAGGGTAAGCAGCGCTTAGGGCGTTGCGATGCTACGGATACAGTGCTGCGTTAATTGTGCTACAATAGCACTTAAATAGGCCACGGCGGCCTAGGCGTTGGATTAACTGCTAATGGCGGGTAATACAGTGCTAAAAGCTAGGGTGTTGCGACACGTTAAATACGCATGGGTCTTAAGACCGAGCCTTGCTCAAAATCGGTCGAGCGGTGAATCCCGTCCCTAGGTTTTTAGGGGTTGTACTAGACTTAGTGTCTATCGTGTGATAATGCGCACCATAGATATTAAGCTCTATCTGTAAGCATGGTTGATACCGTGCACCTAATCCGAAGAATCGTACCCAATAGTAAGTGCCATTGTTATACGGAACCACCAGCGTGTTCTGGGCCACTTTATGATGGCGGGTCGTTAGGTGTGCCGTACATGCCGATTGTACTAATCGGTTAACCATGCTTACAGCTAGGGCTTTCCTAGTTTACTCTGAAAGACTCATATGGATATTAAAGAACTGAACAAGAAGATCAAGCTACTCGCCACGGCTAATGCTAAGGTGGAGACAACCATTCAAGAATTGGGCCTTGCCTGCCTTGAGCATTTGGCTCATGGTAACAATGGGCCTGCCGTGGCTTTGTTGGGTGCGTTGCGCCGTACTCAGTATCGTGCATTCACTGAGTGGGCTCTGGCCTTCGGGATGTGCTCCAAAAACGTTGACAAGAAGACTAAAGAAGTCATGCCTCTGGTGTATGACAAGTCCAAGACAACGGACATTGAGGGCGCCACGGCCAAGCCTTGGTTTATGTTTGCGGAAGACAAAGCAGCAGCCGTGGCCAAGGCTTTTGACTTCCAACAAGCTGTGATGTCGTTGCTCAAGAAGGCCGCTGCTGCTGGTCACGATCATTCGCAATTAGTGCAAGTTGCTTCGATTGCTGGTATCAAGCCCGAGAAAGTGCCTGCCACAGTCATGACTGCTGAGCAAGCCGCAGAAGCTCAAGGTGCCGCAATTGTTTAAGCTCATTGTGGGTGAAGTGGAATACACCTTTGATGTGCCTCAGTGGGCTTGCTGGCCCTACCGACGATGATAACTAACCCGCCACCTTGGCCATTTCCCTAAAGCCTACCAGATTGCCCTGCGTGCAGGGCCTTCTAGTGTGCTTCGCAATAGCCTTGAATCTCCCTTGGTTGGGCAGTAGGCTTTAGATACGGCATGGATAAGACTGCGCCACTTGTGGCAATAACGCTTAAGGAATCCGTTATCCTAAGGGCATAATGAGGCACGCTCGATTGATACCCGTCAGCGTATCCGCTGCGTCTTGCTAGTTTGTCGGGTAGCGTACTAAATTGACAACTAGCGCTTGAGAACGTTCTCCTTAGCCTATACCAGAGTCTTCCTTCCTTCTCGCTGGTGTGGGACTAGGAGTGCGCTTTTGCACTTAGCATTAGGAGTATCTATGCAAGCAAAACCCGAGGCAGTTTACAAGAAAGATAGCGTTCAATCTATGGGTGGCAATGTGGCCCTTGGTGGGCGCATCATGGTTGAAGTGGTGACACACCCAGCCCAGCGCCTCAACGGTAAGCAGGTGATAACCACGCCCATTACCCGTGTCGGTGATTTCGGTGTGTTTGAGACTGAAAACACCGTGTACATTCCAGAGGAACGGCAGTTGCCGGTAGTGCAATGAGCGGCGGCTGGCGGTACCAGCGCACAAAGGATTACTTCTTGCTCGTGCTTTTTGTGCTGCTCGTCGTAGTCTCTACCTTTAGGGGCTGTGCATGAGCATCGCAAACGATCTAAAACGCCTCTCTGCGCCCCGCAAAGTGGTTGAAGCGGGGGTAGCCTTGGATGAGGCAATTCAAGCCCGCCTGAGCCCTTCTGGGGCCTTGGCGGCGTATGTCCGTGAGTGGGTGACTCGAAATCAGGCATGTAACAAATATGGAAGATAGTATAATTTACTGCCCAGACACCGGAAGCCTTTTATGGGCGCGGCATCATCGTAGAACCGATTTAGTAGGCAAAGAAGCAGGCAACGCCGTGGGTAACGGCTACCGCCAAGTCAAGCTTAACGGTAAAGTGTGGCTAGCCCACCGACTAGCTTACTTTATACAGACCGGTACCCTGCCCGCGATGATCGACCACATTAACGGCGATCGCTCGGATAACCGGTTTGCCAATCTACGGCCCATCGATGCAGTAGGCAATGGTCAGAACCGGTACGGCTTAAACGCAAATAACAAAAGCGGCGTGCGGGGTGTTTGTTTCTCAAATGGTCGATGGCTTGCTACTATTCAAGTAGACGGTAAGTCGCACCGCCTTGGTAAGTTCTATTTAAAAGAATCTGCTATTGCCGCAAGACGTAAAGCAGAACAGGAACTTCACAAGTTTTCACCGCTAAACCAAGGAGCAGCTAATGGCCGCTAATTTATTCATACTTAACGTCGGCTTGAGCGCACCAACGTTCATGAAGGCTAAGCCCTTGAGCCATGTAGAGCGCCTTGCCGTTCTGCGTAAGCGCTTACCCTTGTTCATGAAGGTGCACAGCTACAAGCAAGAAATCGTGCCCCGCCATGTATACGGTGGTGAGCCTATGGTGGTTGTGACAGGTACGATGGACGTTAGCCCCTGGGCCGGTGGCCTGCGTGACGTGGCTTACCTTGCCCTCTACGATATGCTGGTCGCTATGGAGCAGGATTGTTGTGCTGTGTTGAATTACAGCACAGACAAGGGCGAACTATTTGGGCCTTATGCTGACCGCTGGGGTACTTTCAATCGTGATTATTTTGTAATGTGAGGGAGACTGTTATGTTTAAAGTTGGTGATAAGGTGCGTTGCCTTGCTCATGTTGGCGTGTTGTCAGAGGGTGCTGTCTACACAGTACGGGAGCCTTACGAGGATGACCACTTAACCGGAAAACGTGGTGAGTTCGTTTATGTTGGTGGGGATTTGCGCCGCTGGGGTGGGTACTACCCTGACCGTTTCGAGCTTGTCAAACCTGAGCCCCAAGCAGCCGCCATTGCCGGTGGCTTACAAGAGCATAGCGTAGGCGAGTATTACCCGCTTGCTGCTGTGTTGTATGAGCATGGCAATGAGCGCATCATTACCATCGAGAACTTGCAAGAGGGGAGTGTCGCTACGAGCGTCAAAGACTCGGGATATCCTCTAGCGTTCGACTCACACGACGAAGCCCTGACTGCAATCGAAGAGGGTGGCTTGATCTTCTCCGAGGGGCGCCCGCATTGCGTTGCGTCGGCAAATGTGTGGGTGCTGTACAAAGAGACTAACCCGGTGCGTGTGGTGCGACTGCGCAGCATGCTGCACCGTAAAGAATCACAATAAGGCTTAGCTGACCTTAACGTGTAGCTGGTCACGACGGTGACAACATCCTAAACAAGCGTAGGTGCAGAAGTAATGATGCTTAATGCTGGACACGGTCCACCGTAACAGTAGCCTATGCTTGAGGTACCCTAGGGTGCAGCCACTTGAGCAGGCCACACGTATAGAACGTAACCTGCTCTCGTGAGTGCATCTTCGCACTCGGCAAGTAACCCTTGCTGTTAACTTAACTTAATAGGAAATCTATGACTGACTCTATCAACACCTCCGCTGCCGCTACTGCTTCCATCAAAGTGGTGCTGACCAAAGAAGAAAAGATCGCCAAGATCAAGCAAAACATTGCTGCCCTTGAGATCAAGTTGTTCAATGTGGAGAACGACATCGCTGAGCCAGCCCGTACCAAGAAGGAAGTTGTGCTGCCAGAAGTTGGCGCCACTGTGTCCTTTGTGTATGGCCGCAAGACAGCGACGACTGCGTCCAAGGTTATCACTGGTACCGTGGTTGCGGTCAAGCCTGCCACTGTTGAAGGTGAGAAGAAGCTGCCTGCTCAGGTTAAGGTGGCTTACGGTGAGGGCTTCGCTGCTGCGTTCGCTGTGGTCTACCCTGCCCAGTTGACCGTCGTTAACGGCGAGCAGCAAGAGCAAGACGACGAGCAACCTGAGTCTGTGACTAGCCTGTACAACGGCACAGCCGAATAAGCTAAGGCTTAGACAGTCGGGGCTAGGCAACTGGCCCCTTCTGCCTGCGTCTTGCAGGTTAACAAAGGATTAACATGGCACAAGCAACACACAACCCAGCAGTAACCCGCACCGAAATCGTTGAGGTTGCACCAGAGACTATTACACTGACCCTTAGCATGGAAGAAGCCTCGGCACTTAAGGCCGTGTGCCAACGTGTTGGCGGTGACCCTTATGCCACCCCACGTAAGCACTTTGACAGCATTCTTGACGAGCTGCGCAGCGTAGGCGTTAAAGAAGAAGCGTACCAAGTTGACGACAAACACCGCAGTATTTACTTCAATAGCGTAGCATGATCGGCGCTATCCTCGCAGTCTTCACTGCGGCAGCCCTTATGGGGCATGAAGAACCCACCCTTGTGCAGCCCTTCCCAACCTTGGCTAAGTGCCAAGAGGCAGCGGCTGATAAGGCCCTGATGGCAGAGGCTCGTAAGAACGGGGTTGCACTGGTATGTCTACAACTTAAGGCCAACGTATGAAACACACTTACAAACACACTAAGCCCCGCCCTAGCTGGCTATTGCAGGGCCTCATGATTCGTGCTGGTCTGTATGACCCGCTGCCGGTCACACACAGAATCCAGTCCTCCGCGCAAGCGGTCCGTCAAAGTAATTGGCTGACCCGTGCACGGGGCTGGGTCAAGGGGCTGTTCGCATGATTACCGCCCGCGAGTTGCTAGCTGCGGCACATAAAGCAGACGAGCAGATCAAAGAACTTAGCCGCGCTGCCGAAGAACTCCGACAAGCAAGAGCTGCGTTCACGGAGGTGCAAAAGAAACTTAACAGATTCCGGCAGGCGGCGTCGGCAGTGATGAACAACCCCGTGATGCGACCACAGCTCACTAATCTTAGTAGTCTACTCAGTGCTAGCAGGAGCGCCAACTACATTGACACAGAAATCGAGAGTCTGTTTACTGACAACCAAATGGACGAGTTCATCTAATGGCTCTTAGTCCCGCATCGTGGGTCCACCATACCACTAACCTCCGCATGGGGGACAGGGTTAGAGTGGACCATGACTGTGGGGCGGGACGAACACTGGCAGTTCGGCGCGACGAGCGCGGACTCCATGCCTTTTGCTTTCGTTGTAACGACAACGGCTGGCAACCACCTGAGCCTGAGCCCCTTGGGGTTCGCTTGGCTAGGCTTGCTGCCGCTAACACGGAAGACACACTAGCGTGTACGTCAGTGGGGTTGCCCGCCCCAATGGTCAGATCGTGGGACGATTGGCCCGCACCAGCGCGGCTGTGGCTTTTGAAAGCAGGCCTTTCACGGGCCGATCTGCCCCGGCTGGGGGCCTACTATCACCCGCCCACAAATCGCGTCGTGCTGCCCGTTCTGGTGGGTGGTAGGGTGGTTTTCTGGCAGGCCCGGTCGCTCGACAAGCACCACCTACCCAAGTACCTCGCGCCGGATGTAAGCAAGTCGTCAGTAATTCCACAATACGGAAGCGCTGATGTGGTTACGCTAACCGAGGATATACTAAGCGCATACAAGGTGGGTAAGGTAGGTGAGGGGTGGTGCATGATGGGCACTAGCCCAAGCAAGAAGCTGCTGGGTATGCTAGCTGCGCGTGGTTGTAAGGTCAACGTCTGGCTTGACCCCGATGCTGCTGGCCGTAAGGCAGTAGCCAAGATCCTGCCCATGCTGCGGGCATTTAACATTGAAGCACGGGACATAGTATCCGACTGTGACCCTAAGCTAGTTCATCTATCGGATATGAAGGAACTGTTATGTTTAAAGTAGGTGACAAGATTGTGCGCGACAAGCAGGTAGCCGTTGCCCATGTCAAGGTGGAACAGTACGAGCGTGTTGTTATTGACCCACTACTAGGAGAGGCATGAGCTTAGACATTACCGTACTGCGGTTGCTCAAGTACCGTGAGCGGTACGATAGGCTAGCCCGCAGCGTACCTAAGAACGCACTGCAACCTGTGATCGTTGAGTTGCTTAACGACTTCGGTGTGTTCTTCCGCGAGTTCGACACAGCCCCGCGTATCGAGCATGGCCCGTTCCTCACATGGTTCCGTGGCTTCCGTCATCCGTCCATGAAAGACGAGGGCTTCGGTCTGTACCAAGCCATCATCGAGAAGGCAATGGAAGACGTAAGCCCCGAGCTTGAGGCTGGCCTGATGGAGCGGCTGGTTGCAGCCGACACTGCTGCCCGCGTGACCTCGCTCCTTGAGCGCTGGTCTAAGGGTGACGAGGTTGATCTGTACGCAGAGCTTCGGCAAAACGTCGAGCGCTTTGAGCAGCAGGTTGACCGCAAGGTTAAGAACCCGCAGGTGCTTGACCCTATCGAAGACTTACTTAAGGCAGAAGAGAATGACACTGGATTGCACTGGCGTCTACCTTGTCTTAACAGGCATATCAAGCCGTTGCGCGGCGGGGATTTTGTCATCGTTGCGGCAAGGCCAGATAAAGGTAAGACCTCTTTTTGTGCCGCCGAACTTACGTTCATGGCAGCGCAGCTTGACCAAGTATACCCCGGCGAGAACCGCTCTATCCTATGGTTCAACAACGAGGGACCGGGCAACAAGATTATCATGCGCAACTTCCAAGCTGCGCTTGGTGCTACCGTCGAAGACCTTGTTCAACTCAGCAACCAGCCGAGTGTTGACCCCAAGTACAAGACGCTAGTGCGTGAGCGTTATGCTGCTGCGCTTGGTGGCAGGGCCGGTGCGCTGCGTGTGTTCGACATTCATGATATGTGGAACCACGAAGTAGAAGACATCATGCGCTTATACAATCCGGGCGTTGTGTTGTTCGACATGGTTGACAACATCAAGTTTGGTGGCGAGGCTAACAACAACGGCCAGCGTACCGACCAGTTGCTTGAGGCCATGTACCAGTGGGCCCGCCTCATGGGTGTGAAGCATGACTGCGGTGTGATCGCCACCTCTCAGCTTAGTGCTGACGCAGATGGCGTGAGCTACCCCACACTTCCACAACTCAAGGACAGCAAGACAGGCAAGCAAGGTGCGGCTGACGTTATCATTACGCTGGGTGCATTGAACGACCCAGTGTTAGAGAACTCTCGGTACATTGGTTGCACCAAGAACAAGAAGCAACGGACGGGCAAACGCAATAGCCCTAACCAAGAAGTTTACTTTGACTCACAGAAGAGTCGTTATGTGGAGGCTACAGTATGACAGCAGAAGAATACCTAGACTACCTTATTACAGTGGCCCGAGGCGGTAGTGAGATTGGGGTACAGGCTGCCGAACTTGAGCTGCTTAAAAAGCTAATCAAGGAAGGTAAGACCGGCGTATTTGTACCATGAGCTACGCTACATGGGATACGGAAACCACGATCAAGACTAGCTTCAAGCGCAAGGCCAACCCCTTCGACAAGGACAACTGGGTCGTGACCCATGCGTACAAGAAGAAGGGTGGCGAGGTACAAGAGTACCGCTTCGGTCGAAGCCGCCCACCCTCGGGCTGGTTCCTTGATCTGTTGGAAGGCACCCGCCTAATCGGCGGCTTCAATTGTAAGTTTGATTTGCTCCACGCATTACAAGACCCGGTTAACCTCGGTGCTTGGATGAAGTACGTGGCAGATGGTGGCTTGGTATGGGATTGCCAGATCGCAGAGTACCTGCTTGAGGGCATGGGCCAAGAGAGTCAGATGCTTAGCCTCGACGAGGTGGCACCCCGCTACGGCGGTAACGTCAAGGTAGATGAAGTCAAGTTGCTCTGGGCAGCGGGTGTGGATACACCTGACATCGAACCCGAGTTGCTTACCCGCTACCTGTGCGGTGGGCTAGACGAGAACGGTGTGTGGCAAGAGGGTGACATCGGTAACACTGAGCGTATCATGTTAGGGCAGATTGCCCGAGCCCGCCAGTGTGGTCAGCTTAACAGCATCCTGCTGAATATGGGTGCGCTGATCTGTACTACCGAAATGGAACGCAACGGGATGTACGTTGATAAGGACTTGGGTATGCAGCTAGCCGCTGCACTCAAGGAGAAAGTTGATGAAGCTACCCTTGCGCTGTCGCACTACCTACCTGCTGGCTTGCCCTTTGACTTCAACTGGAACAGCCCGAACCAGAAGTCTGCTTTGTTCTTTGGTGGTACTGTGCAGTACGACTGCCGAGAGTATGACCTCAAGGACGGGACGACTACATGGGACGCCCCCAAAGCGGGGAGCACGGCGTATGTGTACGCACAACGGGATGACTACCATTACTTGCTGGAAGACGGGCGCACTATCGAGTGCCTGTGGTACGACCACTGCCAGTTTGCAGAGTTGGGATTTGAAGACGCCAACCCCAGAGTCCAATTCAAGAGCGGTAAGAACGCTGGCGAGTACAAGACCAAGAAGGTTAAGGTCGATGACTACACCAAACCCAAGAGCCGCATAGTCAGGCGGGACTACACGTTCACCGGTTACACCAAGCCCAAGGCTAAGTGGCAGGGTGCCACACCCGGTGTGTACTCTACTGCATCCGAGGTGATTGAGGAACTAGCCAACAGCGGCGTGCCGTTCCTCAAGTATTACTCAGACCTAATGGCCATGGCCAAGGACTTGGGTACCTACTACTACACCAAGGACGAAGACGGTAAAGAGAAGGGCATGCTTACGCTGGTCGATATGCATGGCATCATCCACCACAAGCTGAACATGTGCAGCACGGTGACTGCCCGCTTGTCCAGCTCTGAACCCAATCTCCAGAACATACCGAAGGGTAACAAGTCTGACGTTAAGACCGTGTTCGTGTCTCGCTTCGCCGGCGGCAAGATCATCCAGTCTGACTTCTCTTCCCTTGAGGTGTACGTTCAGGCGGTGCTCACCCACTGCGCCCAGCTTATCGCTGATCTTAAGAGTGGCATGGACTTGCACGTTGTGCGCCTCGCAGCCAAGGAGAAGATGGACTACCAAGAGGTGTTCAACTTAGCCAAGGGATACACGGATGCCAACGGCCTGTACGTTCCGGCTGTACCAGAGTGGGACTACAAGCGCACTGGTGCTAAGGTGTTCTCATTCCAGCGTGCATATGGTGCAGGCGCTAAGAAGATCAGCGAGTCCACAGGCGTACCGCTTGAGGATGTAGAGGCGCTGTCCAAGGCAGAGGATGAACGGTACCCAGAGATTCCACAGTATTACGCCGACATCACGCAGACCATCAAGCTGAACCGCAAGTCCTTCCGTGTGGTACAGCACCCAGACTTCCCCGGTGTTAGTGCCCACCTAGGTAAGAGTTACTTCCGCACACCTGACGGCAAGCTCTACAGTTACATCGAGTCCCCGTCCCCAGAGTACCTTGTTCGCAAGGGTATCACTGCTAGCTTCTCGCCAACGGAGATTCGCAACTACGTTGTGCAGGGCATGGGTGGTGAGTGGGCTAAGGCTGCGATGTGGTTGAGCGTCCGTGCATTCTACGCCAAGCAAAACTTTGGCGGCATGGCGCTGCTGGTCAACCAAGTGCATGACGCGGAGTACGTTGATGCCCATCCCGACGTGGCCTTCGAGGCAGCATGCTTATTGCATGCTTGCATGGAAGCAGCAAGCGACCTTATCGAGTACCACTTCGATTGGAAGATTGCACTCCCTGTGCCTAGCGACACTAGCTGGGGTGCCAGCATGATGGACGAAGAGAAGATACCCGGCCTCAAAGAACATGCAGCCAAGCTGCGTACCGAACTGCGTGAGCAGTATCTAGGCGGGTATACCCCGTCTTATCTACAGTAACTAAGGATTAATATGTTGAGCATTTTGAATGGCCTTACCAAGGCCGCGATAGCCGTAGTCGTAACACCCGTTGCCGTTGTGGCAGATGTAGTTACATTAGGCGGGGCGCTAACCGATCGCCATGAACCATACACTGCAAGCACCCTTAATGCGGCAGCCAACCAACTAGAAAACATTATCAACAAGAAGGGCTAACAATGACAATCGACTTCAAAGCACTAGGCGCCAAGGCAGCAAGCGAGGGCGCTGACCAAACCAAGAGCGTGGCTGGCGGTGGCACCGACATCACACCGGCAGCAGAAGGCCCCGCGCTGATGCGCTTCATTGGCTACGTTGAACTCGGCAAGCAGAAGGGCACCTTCAAGGGTGCGCCCACTGTAAAGGAAAAGGTGCGCTTGATCTTTGAACTTACCGGCAAGCGTCACCCTGTTACCGTGTTGCCTGATGGCAGCAAGCTCCCGTATCGTGTAACGGTTGAGGAAAACTACAGCCTCAACGAGAAGGCGAGCTTCTTCAAAATCTTCCAGCGCATGAACTATCGCCAAGATGCGCAGCACCTTGTGCAACTCTTGGGCGAAGGATTCAAGGGCGAGATTCACCACCGCAAGTGGACAGGCAAGGATGGTAAGGAACGCATCGACGTTACCCTCAAAGGACCGGGTGGCTACACCATCGCCCCTCCCCGCAAAGAGGACGAGGACAGCGAGACAGGCTACGTAGCGGTTGCAGTACCTGAGGCAACCAGCCCTATCCGTTGCTTCCTGTGGGAGCAGGCTGATCTGAACCAGTGGTCCTCGTTGTTCATCGAGGGCGAATACCCCGAACGCAAAGACGACAAGGGCAACGTCACTGCCCCGGCCAAAAGCAAGAACGTGTTTCAGAACACCATCAAGAATGCGGTCAACTTCCGGGGCTCCCCAATCTACACACTGCTTGCGGCTAACGGTCAGTATCTCGACATCCCCCAGATGGACGAGCAAGAGGACGACGAGGGAAACGAACAAGGGGCCACGCCTTCTGGACAACCCCCGGCCCTTACTCCATCGAGTTCGACGACCTCCCCTCCTAACGACAAGCTGGGTGGCATCGTCTAATTAACTAGGGACTCATATGAAATACGAAATCACAACTAAGCCAGCATACAAGTTGGGAAACTACTGGGCATACGAAGCAAACATTACGATCGGCGTTAGCAAGATGGAGTACATCA